AAATTAATTAACAAAGAAGGATATTTACAATAATGGGATTAATAAAAGAACCTAATTATAATGTCACAGGTATTGTTGTACCAAAAGATACAACTGCATTTGATACTTCTATAGATGACCCATTTAATTATGATTTTGCTATAAGACGAGCTGAAGAAGAAAAAAGAAAGTATGATGCGATGAAAAGAGCTGAAAGAAAAAAGATGGCTCTTGATAAATTAATGTCTGATGAGTTTAGTGAAACACTTAGAAGATTTTACACAGCGAATCAGACTGGACTTGAAGATGATGCTTCAACAATGTCTAAACAAGAATTAATACATAAATTTTATTCTGATAGAATTTGGAGTGAGTGGAATACTGTTGGTATTGGAAAAGATGTCCAAAATGTTTTAATGAAAGATAAATTATACAAAGGTGATTGGGCTGAGATAACTCAACTTTATGCTGACCTTCCTTATTTTGGAAGAGGTGCAATCCCTTTTTGGAGATGGGCTAAAGATTTTGTTCCCGCTCTTATTGTAGACCCAGTAAACTTATATACTTTAGGTGCAGGAAAAGTAGTGGCTTCAACAGCCGCTAAAACTGCTACTACAGTTGCTAGAACACAATTTGTTAAAGAAGCTCAAAAGAAAGCGGCTATAAGTATAGGTTTAAAAGAAGCGGCGGCAGGAATGGTGATTGGCGGTGGAGCTGATATTGCTCGTCAAAAAGCTGAAATTGAAGCTAATCTTATGTCCGATTATAATGTTACTCGTTCTATGATTGCCGTATTAGGAAGTGGTGTAGCTCAAGGAACTGTTGGTGCAGGTATGACTTATTGGGGAACTAAAGGAATTGCAGGAAAATTTTATGATAAAGGTGATGGTTTCTTAGGTGATGCGGCTAGAGATTTTGGTAAGGCGGCTAGTAAAAAGCAAAAATCATATTCAGGTAAAACAGGTAAAGTAGTAGAATATGAACCGATTGATATAGGCACAAAAGTAAAAGCGGCAGATAGAGGTAATTTTGGAACAGTAATATCTATTGTTGATGATGTTGCTAAAGTTTTATTTGTTTCTAAAGATGGAGCTCAAAAAACTAAAATGTTTAAAGTTTCTGAATTAACTTCTGTTAGTAGAAAGAAAAAAACAAAATTAGAAATGCCTAAAGAAGATATTAAGGTTAAACCAAAGCCTGATGAAACTCCTACAATTAATAAAAAAATTGATGAATTAGATAGAAGAACTCCTTTTATTAATTTAAGTAAAATTGATGATAAAGGTTTAAGAAATGAAATAGAAAATATCGTACAAAAATTAGATAAAGATGGTAAACTTAGAAGAACTGAAAGAAAAGGTCTTTTACAAACTATAAAAGAAGAGGGTTTAGATTTATGGAAAAACAGTAAGAAATTTACAGAAGAATTATTATTAGCTAATAGAGTTGCTCCTCATTTAGCAAAAACTATATTTGCAGGAAGACATAATATATTAGCTATGGCACATAAAATTAGACAATTAAGAGTATTAGCTGATGAAGCTGTTACAGTTAAAGAGAAAGAACTTATTAGAAGTAAATTATTAGATGCTGTAAAACAAAAAATGGTTTTAGTTAATCAACACATTAAAAATGTAGAAGGTGTGTCTGATGCTTTGAATCAACAAAAATTAATCAATGAATTATCTGATGCAGATAAATTAAGAATTGATACTGATAATGCTATTAATGAAGGTTTACCTGCTATTATTGCAAATATAGAAAAATTACCAGTTAATAAACAGTTACAGGCTTTAAAAGTTTTATCTGAAGTAGCGGGTGGTTCTAATGATTTTGCTATGAGAAAACTTATTAATGGTGTCAATAGAAAAATGAAGAAAAAAGATATAGGTTTCTTTGACGCTTGGAATGAATATGCTACTGCTAATTTATTAGGAGATTTAACAACACACGAAGTAAACATTATATCTGCGGCGATTAGATACCAAATGAATTGGGCTGAGACATATTTTTCAGGTATTTTAAGTGTAAAAGGTGGTGAGTTTAAAAGAGGGTGGAATCAAATACAATTAGCAACTGATTTGTTAGCCGCTCAGTTTAGATTTTTTAATATGGGTTTTAAAAAAGCGGCACTTGCTTGGAAAAGTAAACAGAATATTGGAGATATTTTAGAACATAAATTAGATGGTACTAAAATGCACAGTATGGAAACTTGGTTAAAGCAAATGAAAGAAACTGATAGTGCTTGGAAAAATATAGTAGGGCATACAGGAACTCCTTTATCTAGGCTAGTCTATACTACTTTAAGAGCTTTACAAGCAGGTGATGCTTTTATGAAAAACGTATTTCAAAGAGCGGCAAGAGTAGCTGTAGTAAATCAAAGAATGAGAGCTTCTTATCCTGAATTGTGGAAAAAAAGAACTAAGTGGAATAAAGTAAAAGCTATTAGACACGAAGAAAACATAAGAGATTTAAAACAAAACATAAGATGGGAAAGAGCTAAAGATAATGTTAATGAAAAATTACTTACAAAATTAAATAAAAAACTTTTAAAGTTAGAAAAAGAAAAAGTAGAATTAACTTCATTTGAACAAAAATGGAAAGAATTATATTTTCAATATGAAGATGAATTTGGTAATTTTAGACAAACAAGAACTTTTAATGAAGTTGAAGGTAAAGATTTAGATGAATTATCTAAGTCTGTAGTTAATGACCCAACTTATATAGCTAGAATAAGTACCTTTACACAGAATATGAAAAATGAAGCTCTTGACCCTAATCAATTTTTCCCTGACCAAAAACAAAGTCCTCATAACTTAGGAAACTTTTTATTAAAAACAGCTAATAAAGCTCCCCTTTTAAGAGTATTAACAGGTTTACACTTTCTTAAAACTCCAATAAACTTATTTAAAGATGGTTGGAAAATGACTCCTGTTTTAAATAAATTGAATATGGAATTTAGAGCGATGACAACTGCGTCTGACCCTATAGTAAGAAGTAAAGCAAGTGGTATAAAAGCATTAGGTGCTACTGTTTATGGAGTAGCAACGTATATGGCTATGAATGGTATGATGACAGGTATCAGAGAAAAAGACCATAAAAAAAGATTAGCTTTTGTATTTACTGATGACAATGGAGATAAAAGATATGTAAGTATGATGAGATTGTTTCCATTAACAATTCCATTTATGGTAACATCTATTATAGCTGAAAAAGTAGAAGAATTTGGTGATATGTGGAGTGATAAAACACATAGTTTAGAGCAATCTATGCTTACTGATTTATTTACTCATATATCTAGTACAAGTTTTGCAATATGGTCTAATGTCTTTTCAAGTCAATTAATGACTCAAGACTTTTTTGAAATGATGGGACACATTATGCAGACAAATGCAACAGAAGAAGAAGCTAATGCTTCTATAGATTTCTTTGAAAGATGGTCAGGAAAAACAGGTTCTAAACATATTCCATTAGCGACATTTTGGAGATGGAGTAATAAAGTAATGGCTGAAGGAGAAGCTCAATTAATTAAATGGCAAGACCATTTTTTAAAATCAAGTCCTTACGCATTTTTACAATGGGCTAATGAAATGATGGGTGGTAACACTCCTATTAAAAACTTTGGTAATTCTCTATCAAGAAAAAGAGATGCTTTAGGAAATTTCTATCCTAAATCTAAAGGATTAATATTAGGTGATTTACAAGATGTATTTCCAACAACTGTTCATTGGAGTGTTAATATGGTGGATAAGAATGGTGAGAAAATTGAATTATCTCTCAGAGCTAAAACAATATTACAAAATTCAAAACTAAATTGGGAAAGACCCGCATTTACTTTTGATGCAGGTTTTGCTAAAAGATTAAATATGAAGGAACTTATGTTAGTTCCTGTTAATGGAAATTATGTTAAAGAAAATTATAATTCAAGTAAAGGTTTATATATTCATTATCCTTACACAGGGAAAGAAAAAACTTTAACATTTAATGAAGGAGCTACATTATATGAAGCTCTACAAGAAGTAAAAGCTCATATCACATTATTAGATGGTATGACTTTAAATGAGAGATTTCAACACGAATTAGAAAATCCTAATTCTATGTATAATACTTATTATTCTCTCAATAGAAGAAAATCAGGAAAATATGAAGGTGATACATATTTATTATCTATTATAAGAGAATATGAATCAGCCGCTAAAGAATATATATTTCAAAATGCGTATGTAGAATATGGGGGTAGAGTGTCTACTATCAATGATTTGAAAGAATATGTCATATCTCAGGAAGCTGAAGGAGCTGTACCTATTCCTGAAAATCTTAGAATGATTATACCAAACTAATAAAGTACCCCTTTTAGAAGAGATAAACGAATAAATACAAGGAATTTAATAAAATATGGCAAATAGTTTTGTACGATATACAGGTAATGGTAGTACATCTTCCTATGCAGTCCCATTTAGTTATAGGGCTCAGGGAGACGTAGCAATAACCATTGATGGTGTCGCTACAACAGCTTTCACTTGGGACGGAGCAGGAACTAATATTACATTTACAAGTCCACCTGCTGATACATCTTCTATTGAAATTAGAAGAACAACAAGTCAAGCGGCAAGATTAGTAGATTATGCTGATGGTTCAGTATTAAAAGAAAATGATTTAGATACTGATAGTCAACAAGGTTTCTTTATGGGTCAAGAAGCCATTGATGATGCGGCAGATAAGATTAAATTAGATAATGCAGATTTTCAATGGGACGCTCAAAGTAAAAGACTTAAAAATGTAGCTGACCCTACAGGAGCACAAGATGTTGCCACAAAGAATTATATAGAGAGCACTTGGTTATCGGCGGCAGATAAAACTACTCTTGAAAATGTTAATAGCAATATATCAGCAATTAATACTGTTAATAGTAACATATCAGCTATTACAACTAACAATTCAAATTCTACAAATATAAATACTGTAGCTACAAATATTGGCTCAGTTAATACTGTAGCATCTGATATTACAAAAGTTGTAGCTGTAGCTAATGATTTAGCTGAAGCAGTTTCAGAAGTAGAAACTGTTGCAGATGACTTAAATGAAGCAACATCAGAAATTGATACAGTTGCAAGTTCAATAACTAATGTTGATGCGGTTGGTACTAATATTGCAAATGTTAATTCAGTAGCGGGTAACGAAACTAATATTAATGCTGTAAATTCTAACAGTGCAAATATCAATACTGTCGCAGGAGCAAATGCAAACATAACTACTGTTGCAGGAGCAAATGCAAATATAACTACACTAGCGGGTATTAATGCTGATATTACAACAGTAGCAGGTATAAGCTCTAATGTTACTTCAGTAGCAGGTAATGAAACTAATATTAATGCGGTAAATACTAACAGTTCAAATATTAACACTGTTGCGGGTTCAATAGCTAATGTTAATACAGTAGGTGGAGATATAGCTAATGTTAATACTGTTGCAGGAAATATATCAGGAGTAAACTCTTTTGGTGATAGATATAGAGTATCAAGTTCAGCTCCCGCAAGTTCACTTGATGTCGGAGATTTATACTTTGATACAACGGCAAATGAATTAAAAGTCTACAAAAGCTCAGGTTGGGCGGCGGCAGGTTCTACAGTTAATGGAACTTCAGCAAGATTTACTTATACTGCAACGGCGGCTCAAACAACATTTACTGGTGCAGACGTAAACGGGGAGACACTTGCTTACGATGCAGGTTACGCTGATGTCTACCTAAATGGTGTAAGATTATCAGGAGCAGATATTACAATTACTTCAGGTACTTCTGTAGTTTTAGCTTCAGGTGCTAGTGCAGGAGATATTTTAGATATAGTTGCTTATGGAACATTTAATGTTGCGGCAGTAGATGGTTCGGCAATTAATTCAGGAACAATTAATGAAGCAAGATTACCTGCTTCAGCTTTAGGTGCAGTTTGGGAAAGTAAAAATGCTGATTTTACAGCAGAAGCAAGAAAAAATTATTTTATAGATACAACAAGCACTGATATTGATGTAACTTTACCATCAGGAACTATAGGAGATGAAATAAGATTTCTTGATGTAGCGGCTAATCTTAGCACAAATGATTTAACAATATTAAATGGCTCAAGTAAAATTCAAGGTGCTTCAGCTAATTTAGATGTTACAACTAATAGAGCAGGTTTTGCTTTAGTTTATTATAATTCAACACAAGGGTGGTTATTAAAAGATAAATAATTATGACAAAATATAGAGATATAAAAGAAGTAGCTTACGATAATATTGTAGATTCGGGTACTGAAGGTACTAAAGTTGCTACAGGCACAACGGCACAAAGAGGTTCTACACAAGGTCAATTTAGATATAATACTACAACAGGTCTTGCTGAATATTATACAGGTACAATATTTAAAAGTATTGATAGTCCACCATCAGTTACAAGTGTATCTCCAACAAATCCAAATGGAAGTGGAGTGACTGTAACTGTAACAGGTACTAATTTTAATACTTTAGGAACTACAGTAGTTAAATTTATTGATGGAGCAGGAACAGAATTAACAGGAACAAGTGTAAGTGTAACTAACGATACAACACTTACTGTTGTTACTCCTAGTTTAGTAGGAACTAATGCTCCTTATGATGTTAAAGTAGAAAACCCATCAGGATTATCAGCTTCAGGTATAGATTTAATTTCAGTAGGTGCATCACCAGTATTTACAACTGCGGCAGATACTAATGTTGGTTCAATAGATGAAGGAACTTCCGATTATAGTTCATTTACAACAATGGCGGCAACAGATGCAGATGGTGATACAATTACTTATTCTGCTACAGGTTTACCAACTGGGGTCACTATGAACTCATCTACTGCGGTTTTATCAGGAACAGCACCATCAGTCGATACAGATACAAATTATACAATAGCTGTTACAGCTACAGATGCTAAACTTAATGCTACATCAAGAAACTTTCTTATGACAGTATCAGATGTTGTTAGAATATCCGCTACAGGTGGGACAATAACAACTGATGGAGATTATAAAGTACACACATTTAATAATTCATCTAACTTTGTTGTTTCACAAGTTGGTACAGGAACAGAAAACACTTCAGTGCAATATTTAGTTGTTGCAGGTGGTGGTGGCGGTGGCGGCGGAAATGCGGCTGACGGAAATCACTGTGCAGGTGGTGGCGGTGGAGCAGGTGGAATGAGATATAATAACACTAATGACTTTACAGTTTCGGCATCAACTTATGCTATTACAGTAGGTGGTGGTGGAGCAGGTGGAAACGGACAATCTAAAGGAACAAGCGGAAATACAAGTACATTTTCTACTATATCATCTTCAGGTGGCGGTGGTGGTGGTTCATCACAATCACAAAACGGAATTAATGGTGGCTCAGGTGGTGGAGCAGGAAATGATTTTACATCAGGTGATAATGGTGGAAACGGAAATTCAGGTGGCTATACACCTGCTGAAGGAAATTCAGGTGGTAACACTACTGGCGGCGGTGGAAACGCAGGTTCAGGTGGTGGTGGAGCACACGGAAATGCAGGTCAAAACGGCACTACCAGTGGTGGCGGAACTGGCGGAAATGGAACAGCAAGTAATATAACTGGCTCATCAGTCACATATGCAGGTGGTGGCGGTGGTGGAGATTACTCTAATTCATCTTTTGCAGGTGGAAATGGTGGTGGCGGACAAGCGTCTACAAGTCCCCAATCAGGCACAGATAATCTTGGCGGCGGCGGCGGCGGAGTTTGTGAACCCGATGGTTCAGCATCTCAAGGCGGTAGCGGCGGTAAAGGTGTAGTTATTTTAAGGTATAAATTTCAATAGGAGATAATATGGCATATTTTGCAAAAATTGGAAATAATAATAAAGTTATAGATGTTATAGCTGTTGCAGATAAAGATTGTTTAAAACCAAATGGAGAACATTCAGAAGAAGTAGGAAGAGTTTTTTGTGAAAGTTTAACTAATCACGCTGAATGGAAACAAACATCTTATAATACAGCTTTAGGAAAATATTATAAAGCAGGAAAAACTGGTGGTAATAAAGAAGAAAATTTACACGAAGACCAGTCTAAAGCATTTAGATATAATTATGCAGGTGTAGGTTATGAATATAATGAATTTTATGATGCTTTTATAGAACCAAAACCTTACCCATCTTGGGTATTAGACAAAAATACAATGAGTTGGAAAGCTCCTGTAGATATGCCTAATGATGAATATTTTTATATTTGGAGAGAAGCTACGGAAAGTTGGGAAAAAGGAGATTTAAGACCTAACCAACCACCTTTACTTTAATAATGTTAAAAGAGCACAATATTAACAAATTAAATAATTTTATATCAGGATATTATACAGACAAAAAAGTATGTGATAATTTAATTACATATTTTGAAAAATCAAATAATAAAAAAGATGGTGTATTACTTTCTGCATACGGAAAGTATGTAGTCAATAAAGATAAAAAAGCATCTACTGATTTAGGTTGTAGAGTTACTGATAATAATAAAGACATACAAAATTATTTATCACAATTAAATTTAGCATTAGAAGCCTACAAAAAACAATATCCATATTGTGATAAACAACAGGATAAATGGGCTATTTGTGAAGATTTTAATATTCAAAAATATAAACCTTCTGAAAGTTATTCTCAATGGCATTGTGAAATGTCAGGGATTCCAAGTATTTATAGACATTTAACTTTTATGACATATCTTAATGATGTTAAAAAAGGTGGTGAAACTGAGTGGTTTCATCAAAAATTAAAAATAAAACCTGAAAAAGGTTTAACTGTTATTTGGGGAACTAATTGGCAAACGATTCATAGAGGTGTCCCCGCACTAAAAGAAACAAAATATATAGCTACAGGTTGGTATGGTTATATACCTTATACTGTTAATTAATATAGGAGAAATATAAATAAAAATGACAAAAGCAAGAGACTTAGCTGATATAGTCAGTAATTTAAGTGCAAATGCAGGTAAAGCAGTTGTAGTTAAATCAGATGGAACAGAATTAACATTTGGAGACGCAGGGTCTTCAGATATTTACGGATTTGTAAAAACGAATGGTACAGGTACACAAAAAGAAGACCTTATCCTTCATTATACAAATGGTGCAGACGATTTGTCTGTAGCAACAAATGATGGAACTCAATCAAATTTATATGATGAAAGTTTTGTCGCAAAAAGAGGACTTACGTTTACAGTAAACGCTGATGGCGAACTGACAACTACAGTCTAATCAATAATAAATAAATAGGAGAAAAAATAATGGCAACATTAAATTTAGGTAGAATCAAGCCAGTATTCAGAGGAGCATACGCAGGTGGAACTGCTTATGTCGTTGATGACATTGTAACGTCAGGAAACGAAACTTTCATTTGTATACTTGCTTCAACTGGTAACGCAACGTCTAATGCTACCTATTGGACAAAGTTAGCGGCTAAAGGAACAGATGGAACTGATGTAGGTACTACAATTACTACACAAGGTGACATTTTATATAGAGATGGAAGTGGATTACAAAGATTAGCAAAGGGTACAGCAGGTCAAGTTCTTCAAATTAATACAGGAGCAACTGCTCCAGAATGGGCTGATAGTTCTGGTGGAGTAATTTCAACAGGTGGATTTTCAGCAGGACAAAATATATTTACTCACTCGTGGTCAGACCAAACTTCTACAAGCACTGCTTGGACAAGTAGTACATTAATTACAGGAAGTGAATGGGATTTAGGTAGTTCACTTACTGCTGATAAAACTTGTATTTTTACTTATAGTGTTACTGCATTTGAACAAGATTGGAATCACACATTTGTAAGAGCAGAATATTCTATAGATGATGGAAGTAATTATGTTCAATTTAATAGTACAGAAGATATACATGATATGTGGTTTAAACCATCTAGTTCTACAGGAAGTAATTATCAATCTATCAGGTCAAGAACCTATATACAGGCATTTACTTCGGGTCAAACACCTAGATTTAGGTTGGTTGGTGGAAGACATGGAAGTTCAAATAATTTAAAAGTTAATTACGACAAAGGTGATGATGGAACTGTAAAAAGTTACATGACAGCTTGGTTTATATAAGGAGATAATATGAAAACATTTTTAGATAATGGAATAAATAAATTAGGTACTTGGAATTATCAAATAGAAGATGAAGATTTAAGTAAAATTAAATTTTTTGATAATGATGGTAATGAAATTGCAAAACCATCTGACTTTCCAACTGATGAGCAGATTAAAACTGCACAAGCAGAAGAACAAGCTAGATTAGATAATTTACCTAATGTTAAAGCCAGTGCTAAAGCAAAGTTAATTGCAGGTGAAGCATTAACTGAAGCTGAAGCTGATACAATAGTATTGTAATAATTAAACAAGGAGTAACAACAAGATGCTACCAGTAGGAACACTTTTAAATATAGGTGGAAAACTTGTGGGCGGATATATGTCTCGTAGAAGAGCTATATCTGACCAAAAGCATAAAGTAGCTTTAGAAGAAATTAGAACAGGTAATGAAAGAGCTAAAAGAAATGGCTCATTATTTCTTGACTTAGTTCTCGGTGCTTTTATTTTAGCACCATTAGGTATTTTAGCGTATGGAACATTTTGGGGAGACCCTGCGATGTTGGCAAAAACTAAAGATTATTTTGACTTACTAAAAGAGATACCTGAAGTATATTTATACTTAATCTTTATAGTAGTCGGGGGTAACTATGGAATTTCTGTCACGAATCTATTATCGGGTAAAAAGTTTAAGTAACTTTTGGAACGTATACTTAGGTAGCACTATAGCAATTATTTGTATGGTTGCCTTTATACTTTTAACTGGTTGCCAAAATGTTTGTCCTGATAAGACAACAGTTACATATGGTGTAACTGAGACAGATTCTTTAGATAAAGATAACGATAAACACCAAGAGAAAAAGACTATTAGTCAATCTTGGAAATGGGGGAAAAAACATTGTAAAGATGAAAGACATTAATGAATTAAACTTAGAAGTTGAAAGAGTACGAGGCGATATTAACCTTATCAAACAATCTGTAGACACTATTAAAGATAATCATTTAGTACACTTAGAAAAAAAAGTGGCTGGAATTAATAGAGTTTTATGGACAGTTGGTATATTAATATTTACTCAATTAGTCATTACTATTAAGACTTTACTTATGACACAATAATATGAAAAAAGATAGAATAGATGTATCAGATAAAACGGCAATTTCTATGCCGATGCGTAATTTAATAGGAATAATCTCAGCCGTAGCTGTTGGGGTGTACGCATTTTTTGGTATACAAGAGACTCTAAACAAACATAGTACAACTTTAGAGTTAATGGAAAAAGACTTAAATCAAAATACAGAATTTAGAATCAAATATCCTCGTGGAGAATTAGGTCAGTCAAGTGGGGAAGCGGAGCTTTTTATGCTCGTGGAACATATGAGTGGTTTAATTGAGGGTATGGAAGAAGAATTAAAAAATATGAGAAACAATAAAGTTAATATTGATTTCTTAAAAGAACAAGTTTCAAAACTACAAATAGATGTAGAAAAATTAATAAGAAAGAATGGAGCACATTAAATGGTAGAGATAGTTTTTGCACTATTATTAATCTCAGACCACAAGATTATTGAACATCGTATTCAAGATTCATTAAGTCAATGTTTAAAGGCTAAGCGTTATGCGATGAAGGATAAATCATCTACTGATAGAGTTGTATATAAATGTATTAAGTCTAAAGCAAACGTAGAAGTTTATATGGGAGAGAAGAAGATTACTTCTTTAATATTAGAATAATATGAATGGAATGAAATTTAATGCCGCTTTAATTTTTGCAGTTATACTACAAGCTGTGGGATTAGTGTGGTATGTTAGTAAAATTGATAGTAAAGTTAATATACTTTATGAAAAATATGCTGAAGATAGCAAAACTGAAGTAGTTGAAAATCAGGTTCGTATGAAACTTGATATAGAGAATTTATTAAAAGATGTTGAAGAAATTAAAAAAGAATTAAAGAAATCTCTTAAAAAAGACAAAAAAATTATGAAGCAACACGAAGATATATTTAAGTTGCTTAAAAAGAAGAAGAAAGTAGATAGTGGATATAGTTATGAGTAAGATTTTACTCGTAATTACTTTCTGCTCTAATTTAGGTTGTCTACCCCCAATGACGAATGAAAAATGGGTGTTTACAAATGAAAATGATTGTTATAAAAAAGGATATTACGCTATTGCAGAAATTGCTGAAACTTATATGGACACTGTAGGTGTTCAAGAGTTTAAAGCGATGCAAGTTAGAATGTTTTATAGCTGTGTATCAAAAGACCAATGGGATAAAGAAATGAAACCAGTAGAGGAAGGAAAGCCGTCAGCATTTGAACAAGATGCTTAATATATGCCAAAATTAAAACCTTTAATTTACGCATTTTTCTTTTTTTACTTTGTAGGTTATTGTACCTTAAACAAGATAACAAACTTTACAGAGGAGTCTTCTTATGATTATGACCATAATAAGATTTATACACCGAATTACAACAAGAATAAATATGTGGGCTTACAAAAAAGAAGTGTATCACAGATACTACAAACACCGAGAAAAGAAATAAATGGCGAAAGCACCAAAGTGGGGAGTAAATAATTATGTTAGAGACAAGCCCAAAAAAAGAAAAGGAAGACACGCAAAGTCTCCAAACAAAAGCGTCACAAGAAAAAAATACAGAGGGCAAGGACGTTAAAATAGAAAAAATTATAGAAGAATTACCTGAATTATTAGTTAAACACGCATACCAAAAATTAAAATCAGGAGAAGAGCTAACTGCTTCAGAAATGAAAGTATGTTTAGAAGTTTGTAAAACTTATAGCTCTGAAAAATTAGGTGCAAAACCTGATAACATTCTTGAGAAAGTACCTTTTGACACAAATGGATAATCGCTTAAAAAATTTTAAGAATTTTTTGTATTTATGTTGGAAGTTTCTTAACCTACCTAACCCAACTCCCATACAATATGATATTGCAGACTATCTACAGTCAAAAGAGCGTAGATTAGTTATAGAAGCCTTCAGAGGCGTTGGTAAATCTTGGATTACGTCAGCATTTGTCTGTCATCAACTTTTACTAAATCCTCAAAGGAATATATTGGTAGTTTCAGCTTCTAAAAACAGAGCTGATGACTTTAGTACCTTTACTCAAAGACTAATCAATGAAATGCCAATATTACAACATCTAATTCCTAGAGATGACCAAAGACATTCTAAGATTAGTTTTGATGTAGCTCCTGCTATAGCATCTCACGCACCTAGTGTGAAATCTATGGGTATTACAGGGCAACTTACAGGTTCTCGTGCAGATTTAATTATTGCCGATGACGTAGAATCAGCAAATAACTCACAGACACAATTAATGAGAGACAGATTAAGTGAAACTGTGAAAGAATTTGATGCGATTATTAAACCCGATGTGGGTCGTATCATATTCTTAGGAACACCTCAAACTGAAATGAGTTTATATAACACATTAGAGGAAAGAGGTTATAAGACAAAAATATGGACAGCGTTATATCCAACTAAAGAACAAACTATCGGTTATGGTAATAAGTTATCTTCTATTATTTCTAATATTACAGATAAAGAAGGTGAACCTACTGACCCTGAAAGATTTGATGGTATAGATTTGTTAGAGCGTTTGTCTTCATATGGACGTTCAGGATTTAACTTACAGTTTATGTTAGACACTACAATGTCTGACGCTAATAGATACCCTTTAAAGCTCAACGATTTGATTGTAGCTTCAGGTTGTACTACTTGGAATAAAGCTCCTGCTCAAATTCAGTGGGCTTCAGGTACACAACAGATTAAAGGGATAGACCCTGATATACCTAATGTAGGATTAAAGGGTGATTATTACGTTGCTCCTTTACACATATCTGACGAATACGCAGATTTTGAAGGGGTAGCTATGTCTATAGACCCTGCGGGTCGTGGGGAAGACAAAACAGCGTATGCGGTGCTTAAAATGCTTCACGGAGTGCTTTATTTGACCGACATAGGAGCTTTAGATGGTGGTTACTCAGATGCTACCTTAGAAGAGCTTTCAGCTATAGCTAAACGTAACAAAGTGAATAACGTGGTTATTGAATCTAACTTTGGTGATGGTATGGCTACAGCGTTATTAAAGCCTGTTATGGCTAGAATACACCCTTGCCAAATTGAAGAGGTAAGGCATAATATACAAAAAGAGAAAAGAATTATAGATACCTTAGAGCCTATTATGAATACTCATAGGCTAGTGGTAGACGAGAATACGATTAAAGAAGATTTCAAGTTAGAACCTAATCATCAACTGTTTAGGCAAATGACTAGAATAACTAGAGATAAAGGTGCGTTAAGACACGATGACCAAATTGACGCATTAGCTATTGCGGCTAATTACTGGGTTGAGAGAATGGACAGAGACCAAACTTTATCTTATCAACAACATAAAGACGAACTAATCAACAAAGACTTAGAAAGGTTTATGGAGCACACAGTTGGTAGACAACCTAGACGGGATAGGTTCATTTAAGTACCCGTATTAGGGAAGACAAAGGTTAAAGCTATTACTATAGCTGTTTACTTACTCACTCTTCTTATGAATATAGAATTATGGAGAAATGTGAAAATTGTGGACACGAGTGCCACTGCGACAAAACGACTCATCAAGATGATTGCTGTGGGTCTTGTAACTGCGATACTTCTAGGGACAACGATAGGACATACGAAAGAGAAACAAATAATGGATAAAGTAAATTGGAATTTTATAAGTGAATTAGAAGGTAAGGCTGTAGATACAGCATATGTACCTTTTGAATATGGTGAAAGAACACGACATAAAGTAAAACAAATATTTGATGATAATTCAGGAGTAACTATAGGTACTGGTGTGGATTTAAAAACAAAGAACGCTGAGTTCTTAGAGACTCTTGGAGTCCCTTTAGATATAATAGAGGTATTAGAACCTTATTTTGGTCTTAGAGGTGAGGAAGCGGGTAAGTTTTTAAAAGACAACCCATTGGTGTTATCACCCGTAGATGTTAAAATACTAGATGAGGCTATTCAGAAGTATCACGCTAATAAAATTAAAAGTGATTATGAGAAGGATAGCGGTAAGTCTTGGAGTGACTTAACATCAAATCAACAAACAGTTATTACCTCTGTAGGTTTTCAATATGGAAATATGAAGCATAAGACTCCTAATTTTTGGAATGGAGTTATAAGTAATGATTGGAAAGCAGTCACTAATGAGTTATTAGACTTTGGTGATAACTATTCTACAAGAAGAAAGAAAGAAGCAAAGCTGTTAAACAGTAAATTTTAGCAGAAAAATGTGAATGGATATCCACTGTAGCGGCGGCTCAGGTTTCCCCGTTGGCATATCACAGGAGCGGGAGCGTTGGGCGTCCCCTCAGCTCTTTTTTTGGGTCGGCTTCGGCTCTATATAGGGGTCGCTTTGGTTTTTTGTGGCGTGTGTGTGCTCTCGTCTGTTTTTTTCGGTAGGGTATTCAATTCAATTATACTTTTTATTTCTCTTATATATTCTCTTTTGTTTTTGTCTTCTCATTCTCTTTAATATCCAAAGCAACACATCAAGACAAACAAACAAGACAACATTACTTTATTAATGCTGAAGCAATCAAAGTAAATGCAATTAATATAATCCAAAATAAAATATATAATATCTTCTCTTTAATTCTTTTCATTCCTTTTTAATTCCTCTTTTATTTAATTAGTTAATAAGTAAGTAAGTATCTATAATAGCTGTATTTAGCTTTTAATATCTATAATGGGTACTTTAATACCTGCGACAATTTGTCATAAATTAAATTAAAATAATTTATATATTGCCTTATTCTAGACATATTTGTATAATAGTTTGTAATTATGTTCAGTAATTTAGATGAATAAATTATTTGTGTAGTTCATCAAGGTTCAAGTAGTCTAAATTGCTTCTCTCAGGCTCAGCAGATATAGAGCCCTACCGCCAAAAGTGATTTTGGCTACAATAAGAGGGACACCTCAACAGCGAAGCAATAGGGTTTCGGGAGCAGGTTTAGAGCTGTAGCCAGTCAGCCAATAAAGTAAGTTTGTTTGTATCTAGTAATTTACTAGAATTTATATAAATCAATTAATAATAGGAGTTGATATATGTTTGTATCTGATATGGTAGGCTCAAAAAATGTAAAAGTTGAGCACAACCAACAAGAGACAATATTTCAGGAAAAAGACGGCGACACTAACTATTCAATAGTTAAGGGCGTTTTTTATATTCCTGATTTAAAAGCTAAAATGAGAGCTTTTAGAGTTATGAAGCACACTAATTATTCTAAGCCGATTGTAGAATATTGCTTTGAAAAAGTTAAGGCTGAAATAGTTTTAAAAGACTTAATGAAAGCATAAATTTTAAAAATTACGGGCTTAGGCGGTCTAGTATCGCCTGAGCTCACAGCTAGACTGACGAGGCTTAAAGAGCCGAAACAATTAAACTATTTATTGTCTCTAGCAATTATGTTAGAAAAAACAAACAAACAAAAAAAGGAGTAAACACTATGCGAAGCTATCCGATATGGGTTGATACCTACAATAATAGTTATAAATCTTCTATGGCTAAGTCTCAGGGTATTAGAGACTATGCAAAAAATCAGGTTTATATAGGAACATCAGCCTCTAATAGTTATCCATTTTTAACAAATGAGTTGGAAGTTCAAGATAATGGAAATAAAAGGACTTTTAACTTTTATGTTGATAATGAGTTGATGAAATCAGCTACTTACAACAAAAGTAAAAAAGTATTTGAAAACGCTGAGGGACTTTTAGAGCCTCAGTTAAAAGCCAAATACTTTGAAAAGTGGAAAGCTGAAGAAGAAGCAAAAGAGCAGGAGTTCAGAAATAAAAGATATGCTGAAAGGTTGGCTGTCAATGGATAATAAAACACTTGAACGAATTGCAAAAGCTCTTGAGCGTCTTATTAAATTAGTTGAAGATGATATAAAAGGCGTTCATAGAAAAAAATCAAAAATATAAGACCTAAAGCGGTTTAGAAATAGACCGCTTTGAGACTTATATAAATAAGTCAAACAAGCAAACAATTTAACTAATAGGAGTTGAAAAACAAATACGAGTTAAATATAATACCTGAGACAAACAAGTATTATCCTGATTATACAAAAGAAGACTTTGTATATATTGATAGGATATACGGCGGACTAAACGGCGTTAGTAGGTTAATACAAAAGGACGGCTCAACTTATAAAGGTTATTTAAAAACTTTTAAAATAGGAGTATCAACTTTTAGTTTAACTGAAGACGGGAGATGGTTCAATGGTTCAGGTATGCCTTGCCAATGTCCAAACGGCGTTAATGAAAAGGACAAGCTGAGCTCATTGAAAGCTGAGCTGAGCCGAGTTAATGCTGAAAAGAAGTGGCAAGACTACAAGAAAAAAGTCTTCAAGAATAGGCGTTAAAACCTATCGGAGCTAGGCGGGGAAACTCGCCTACTCCAAAACAACAAACCAAAAACTAATACAACATAAAGGAGTAATATGTCTTGGTTAGTATATAAAGGAAAAGTGGTTGCAACCTATACTTTTATCTATGCACAAAAGCTATGGGGTTTGTTGCCATTTTAAGTAAACCTGAAATGGAGCTGAGCTTAGAGCTTGGCTCTATTTCTTTAACACAAACAACGGAGTAAAAATGAATAAAGAAAAGTTGTTAGACAAAATAAGATTATATTGTGAATATGAATTAAGAGAAACACAAACAGATAATCTTTATTTTGGTTATGATAAAGCCAAACAATCTTGTAAAGGTTCAATTTATTGGGTTGAGGGCAGTGAGTGTTGGGCGTATTTAAAAGGCTTAAAAACTCAATGGGGTGAAGCTGACGATTTGTTGGCTTGTGTTCCTAAAAAAGATTTATTGTTTTATTATAATGACAATAAAGAAGATATTGATGAGTTTGTTCCATATAATACTTGTTGGAATGAAATATCAATAAAAACAGACCAACAAAACAAAGGAGTATAATATGTCAATTTATATTGATAGTTATAACATTAAGGTAGAGGGCGAAGACCACGACTCTAAAAGCAAAAAACCACCTTTAGTTGAAAAAATGAGTATGTCTTCTAAAGATGGTATGAACAGCAAAGCGTTTATAGATATGGTTGAGCAGATAGGCGACAGCCACGACGCTAGATGTGATGTTCATTTTAAAGTAATAATGAAACAACATAGGTATTAATCTATGAAGACGTTTCAGTTTAAAGTAGCGGAACAGACTGAAGTTGAGTCTGTTTCGTCTATGAGCTATAAAAAAGCTGTTAAGTCATTTCAAGCTAAACACCCTGAGCTTAAAATAGTTGGAGTTTACCACCCGAATAAAAAAGGGGAAACTCTATTGACTTGGCAGAAACTTCCAATGGGTAGAAAAAAGAAGATAGGACGATAATATGTCAAAAAAAGTAATAGATGTAATAAAAGACTTACAACATTATGTAGATAATTATGGAAAAAATGTTGAAGTTGATTTTGTTATGGTTGCACCCGAAACTATATGTGATACTGATGATGAAGATATAGGTATTCATTATAGTGGTGAAATTGGTACTTCATTACTTGATGATTATGGTTATAAAGATAGACCCAATCCCATAGTAGAGATTGGTTTCACTTTTAATCATAAAAAAGATTGGAATGAAGAGTGGAAAAGGTTGGCTAAAAGATGATTGAAATATTTGAAATCTTTTGGTCAGCACCTATTGAATTAAGAGTTATAATATTAGGCGGGTTAATCTCGCCTTTTATTCTATTAAGAAATTCTGATAAGCGATAGTTATTGGCTACGAAAGTCATTAAGTATGCGGTGAACTCGGTGCACTATAAGAAAAGAGCGAGTATGCTAACTTATAGCTTATGAGATAGGGGGTACTCCTAGCGGGGTGCTCCCGACCTTATTTTTTTTATGAGCATTTTGGGAGCTGAGCTGAGCTGAGCCATTAGAGCTGAGCTGAGCTGAGCCATTAAAGTGCCCGTATGTAGAAGCCAAAAACATAAACACAATAACTTATAGGAGTTTATACAATATATGGATAGTAAACAAACATTACTAGAAATAATGCCTAAATACTCAGACCAATTAAAACACGAAAAAGAAATGGCTGAGCTAGGTAAACACAGAACTAACAAAAGACGAGTCTCTCACGTTGAGCGTGAAGAGGAGTCTGTTACGAGCTATGGTAAAGTTATGGTTGCCAACACAATCAGACCTTTAGCCAATGCGATAGCTGAGTATATACAAGAGACAGCTAAGAAGACTATAGGAAAACCACCTATTGCTTTTGTTAAGATGTGCGAAGTCCCACCTGAAATACTTGCTCTAATCACGGGTAAGCATATAATCAATACAATTACACAATACAAACCTTTAACTGCTACTTGTATTAGTCTTGGTGGTAAGATTGAGACTGAGATAGCTTTAAAGAATTTTAAGTTTTTAAATCCTGAGCTTTATGAAGCTGTTAAACAAGATTTAGATAAAAGGTCTTGGAATTATGTTTATAAAAGACGTAAGCTAAGAGAGAGTGCTAAGCGTGGAATAGTTAAATGGGAAGAGTGGACTACACCTGAGAAATTGCACGTTGGATTAAAACTAATTGAGATGTTAATTATCTCAACGGGCTTAATTGAAATTGGTATGGAAACTATCAATCATAAAAAAGCTAAGATTATTAAACAGACTCATAAAACAAGAGAGTGGATTAAAAATAGAAATAGCTTTAATGAACTTTTGAATCCTGAGTATCTTCCAACAGTTTTACAACCTAAGATGTGGAGCTCAGTTGTTGGCGGTGGGTATTGGACTAAGGAATTACCTGAGTTGGATTTAGTAAAACAAAAGAATAAACAATTTAAGAGAGAGCTTGAAAACTTTGATATGCCTGAAGTTTATAGTGCAATCAATATAATGCAAAGTACACCTTTTAAAGTTAATAAGTTTGTTTTAAGTGTTATGCAAAAGGCTTGGGATAATGGAGATGCTATTGGTGGTATGCCACCTAATAGAAATTTAGATATACCAAATAAGCCTCACGACATAGAGACAAATAAAGACTCAAGAAGAGATTGGAAGAGAAGAGCTGTTATCGCTCATACTGAAAATGCTCGTATGTTTTCTAAAAGATTATTGTATGCTAAAATAATTTGGTTAGCTCAAAAGTTTAAAGACTATGCGACATTATATTATCCTTTACAATTTGATTTTAGAGGAAGAGCTTATTGTGTCCCTGCATTTTTAAATTATCAAAGTATTGGTGGAGCTAAAGCATTACTTGTGTTTTCTAATGGTAAAGAAATAACTGAAGAGAATAGAGGTGAGTTTTGGTTAGCTGTACACGGAGCTAATATGTATGGTAATGATAAAGTGTCTTTAGAAGATAGAGTTAAATGGGTTAATGACAATGAAGAGTGGATAGTTAATTGTGCTCAAGACCCTTTTAGACATAGAGAATGGGAAGATGCCTCAAATGCTTTTCAATTTTTGGCGTGGTGTGATGAGTGGAGAAGATACCAAGCTAGAGGAATTGGAGAAAAGTTTATATCTCATTTACCAGTTAATGTTGATGGGAGCTGTAATGGTCTTCAATTATATTCTTTAATGTTAAGAGATAGTGTTGCGGGTAAGTTAGTTAATTTACTTCCGTCAGAAAAACCTCAAGACATTTATCAATTAGTTGCTGACGCTGTTAATGAAAAGTTAAGAGTACACGCTTCAGAAGATAGACCTTATGCTCAGCAGTGGTTAGATTATGGAGTTAAGCGTTCTACTACTAAACGAAGTATTATGACAATTTGTTATGGCTCAACAAGATACTCTTGTACGGACTTTGTAATAGAAGATTTAACCAAGAGAAAAGATAAAGGAGAGAGCCACCCTTTTGTTGATGATTTATTTAGACCCGCTTCTTATTTGGCTAGTGTCATTTGGGATAGCATTGGGGACAATTTAAAATCAGCTAGAGTTGGTATGAAGTATCTTCAGGATATAGCTAAGATTGTTTCAAAAGAACAATTACCTATACATTGGGTTACACCAGTAGGATTTCCAGTTTATCAATCCTATCCTGAAATGAAGTCTAAAAGAGTTAAAGCTATGCTTATGGGAGAAGTTATAAAACCCCGTATTAATGCTGAGACTGATAAGACAGATAAATTGCGTATGTCAAATGGGGTTGCTCCTAATGTGGTGCACTCGGTTGATTCTGCGGGTATGATTAAGACTGTTAATTTTGCTCATAAAAACGGAGTTAAGAATTTCTGTAATGTGCACGACAGCTTTGGCACGACTGCGGGTGATGTAGAAATGTTAAATAAAAGTTTAAGAGAAGCCTTTATTGATATGTTTTCTAATCACGATGTATTGGCAAAGTTCAGGGAAGATGTTGAGAAACAATTACCTGATAAATTGAAGGCTAAATTACCTGAAGTCCCTCAAAAAGGTGATTTAGATATAAATAAACTGAGGGAAAGTAAGTTCTTTTTTGCGTAAAAGCATTAAAGTACCCCTACTTAGAACAATAAAAAAGAGGAGACAAAATGGCGAAGAATAATAACGTCAAGGTAGTATCACCAGTTGGAGTTTCGCAATATGCGTGGCTAACGACACCTGATACTCGTTTTGATGAGACTGGTCATTATAAGACTAATCTTATTATAAACGGAAAAGAAGCTCAGTCATTGAAAACTCAAATTGATGCTGAGATAAAGAAAAGCGTTGCTCTTGCTAAAGAGAAGGCTAAAGGAAAAGCTATTAAAGAAGCTCCTCGTCCTTATGAAGATGAATTAATTGATGGTAAAGCGTCAGGAAATGTTATCTTTAAATTTAAGACGAAGGCAAAAATTATAGCTAAAGATGGAAAGGTTATACCTAATAGAGTTGCATTATTTGATAGTGCAGGTAAACCTATGATTGACGCTAATGTTTGGTCAGGCAGTGAAATGAAAGTATCAGCAGAATTGATACCTTATTACACAGCTATGGCAGGAGCAGGTGTGTCAATGAGACTAAGAGCTTGTCAAATAGTTAAGCTAGTTGAAGGTGGCTCAAGTAATGCTAAAGGTTATGGCTTTGAATCTGTTAAAGATGGCTATGAACAACCTGAAGCAGTCGCAGAAGAAAATGTATCGCAGGAAACTCAGGCTGACTTCTAAACAAGTCGGAATACGATACGGATTTCGTTCAGGCTTGGAAGAGTCTATAGCGAAAGAGCTTAAAGATAATCGTGTAGTGTATGAATTTGAAAAGACTAAGTTGAAATATACTAAGCCTCAAAAGATTCATACCTATACGCCTGATTTTCATTTAACAAAGAAAAAAATTTTTATAGAAACAAAAGGATTATTTACTACTCAAGATAGACAGAAAATGAAATTGATTAGGGAGCAATACCCTAATTTAGATATTAGATTTATATTTTCTAATTCAAGAGCTAGGATAAGTAAGAAATCAAAAACAACTTATGGAATGTGGTGTGAAAGATACGGATATAAATATGCCGATAAACACGTTCCGAAGGATTGGTTATGATAGGTAGAGTAATTTATAAACAAGAGAGCGTTCAATACTATTCAGAATCAAAAGATGAATGGATTGATGTAGATAATATGGACGAACAACATTGTCGTAATGCTCTTAAAAAAATTATCAGGAAGTATGGAGTGATAAGTGAGCAACATAAGAAAAGAAACTAAATATATTGTTATTCATTCTTCAGACACTAATCCTACACAGAATTTTGACGTAAAGGATATTGACATACAGCATAGAAAAGAAGGTTTGTTTTCGTGTGCATTTCACAAAGTAATTACTAGAGAAGGCGAAGTGCAAGACGGAAGAGACATACAAATCGCAGGTGCTCACGTTGATAGTAATGTTAAATTGTCAAATAAAAATTCTATTGGTATCTGTCTAATCGGTGGACAGTCAGTAGATGGTAAGCCCGATTGTAATTTTACTTTTAAACAATACGAAGCTCTTTTAGAGTTAATTCGTGATTTAAAAAAAGATTATAAAGAGGTTAAGATAGTTGGTCATAGAGATATGACCGACTCCTTATCTCCGCATTTCAACGTAACTGAATTGCTGAGATAGTTTGTTTGTACCCCTTGAGAGAGTATATAATACTCAACGGAAAATCTTAAATGATTGGAATTGTGAGGCTAAAGCTCTCAAGGGGGAAATATTTTAACAGAAAATTTTATGGAAAAACAGGAAAGCAACTTTTTATATCATACGCCGTGCAATAATTGTGGCTCGTCAGACGCTAATTCCGTCTATGATGATGGACACTCTTATTGTTTCTCGTGTAATACAACAACAAGAGGAAATGATTTGACACAACCCGCAAAAGAAAAAACAAGTAGTGAATTTATTAGTGGAGCAGTAGCACCTTTAATAAAAAGAAAAATAGATTTAGATACAGCAAGAAAATTTAATTATCAAACAGGAGCTTGGTTTGGAAGACCAGTTCAGATAGCTAATTACTATGATAAAGATAAAAATTTAGTTGCTCAAAAATTAAGAAACCCTGACAAGACATTTCAATGGTTAGGAGACGCAAAGAAGTCAGGTTTATTTGGACAACACCTTTGGAGAGATAAAGGTAAGATGATAATAATTACAGAAGGCGAGATAGATTGCCTTAGCGTTTCTCGTATCAACCAAAATAAATTTCCAGTAGTAAGTGTAAAGAGTGGAGCTCAAGGAGCTAAAAAAGATATTCAAAGAGAGCTAGAATGGCTTGAAGGATTTGATTCAGTAGTGTTAATGTTTGACCAAGATGAACAAGGTAAACAAGGAGCTATTGAATGTGCTAAATTATTCTCACCTAACAAAGCTAAGATATGTAGTCTTCCTTTAAAAGATGCTAATGAAATGTTAGTTGAAGGTAAGACTAGAGAATTAGTAGATTGTATATGGTCTAGTAAATCATATAGACCTGATGGAATAGTTTTAGGTGCTGACTTATGGAATGAAATTAAAAAAGAAGATACTTATGTTACAGTTCCCTATCCTTTTGAGTGTTTAAATTTAAAGACACACGGATTAAGAAAAGGAGAGCTTGTTACTATTACAGCAGGGACAGGAGTAGGTAAAAGTTCTTTTTGTAGGCACGTTGCATTACATTTATTAGAAAAGGATATGAGCGTAGGTTATATTGCTTTGGAAGAGAGCGTTAAACGTAGTGCTCTTGGAATTATGGGTGTATCTATGAAGAAACCCTTACATTTAACTAGAGAAGGAACAGATGAATCGGAACTTAATAAGACTTTTAAACATACTATTGGTAATGGGAAGTTTTACCTATATAATCACTTTGGTAGTACCCTCGCTGATAACTTATTGTCTAAGATAAGATATTTAGCGAAGGCGTGTAGTGTAGACTTTGTAATATTAGACCATTTACATATGGCTCTATCATCTATTGGTGATGAACATACAAATGATGAAAGAAAACTAATTGATTATACTGTTTCTAAATTAAGAACATTAGTAGAAGAGACTGGTATAGGATTAATATTAGTTAGTCATTTAAGAAGGTCTGAGGGAGACAAAGGATTTGAAGATGGTAAGAGTGTAGGATTAAATGCTCTTAGAGGTAGTCAAAGTATTGCTCAATTATCAGACATAATTATTTCAATGAATAGAAATTTACAGGCAAACAATAATCTTGCTCAAGTAAATATATTAAAGAATAGATTTTCAGGAGAAACAGGAAAGGCTTGTAATCTTTATTATGATTTAAAGACTGGTTGTTTAAGTGAAGTCAAAGGAGATATATCTGATGAGTTTTAATAAATTTTTAAAACAAAAAAGACAATCTATACAATGGACTGCATATGTTTTAGAAGCTGTAGGTAAAGCTAAAAAATATCAAAGACCAGTTACATTAGATGTAGCTAAAGAAAGTTCAGCTTTTATGTTAGAAGACGCTCTTTTAAATTTAGCTTTGAATGGTGAAAATGCGGCGTGGAGAGTAGAAGTTAAACTACATACATTACAATGAAAAAGAAACCTAGTGAACCACTTATAATAGGCGGTAAAAAATATTATAAATATAAAATTATTTGGGAAGATATTGTTGGCGATTCAACGTTAGCTACTGCAAATGATTTTGCTAAGATGACTTGTGCTGATGTGCATACGGAGTGTTGGATATTTGATAAGACAGATGATTATGTTTATTCTTTTGCAAGTTATTTTACAGATGATGGAGAAATAGAATTTGGGGATAGAAATATTTATCCTCGTAGTGTTATTAAAAGTATGAAGAGAATATAATATGTCAGACTATCAAAAATTATTAGAAATGTGGAGAGAGGAAAAGCAAAAGCGACAGCAACTTGAAACAGAAAATAATAAATTAAAAAATGATTTGAAGACAGAAAAGTTAGATAGAGCATACGACAAATCAGTACACACACAAGAAATAGAAGATTTAATGAAAGGTAAATTTAAAAAATGAAATATTGTTTTGATATAGAGACAGATGGTTTTTTAAATCAATGCACTAAAGTACATTGTATAGTATTAAAAAATATTGATACTAATGAAATACTAAAATTAGATAATGAAACAGCTATAAAAGAATTAGAACAGGCGGATTTAATTGTTGGTCATAACATTATTAAATTTGACATACCCGTCCTAGAAAAGTTTTACGACTTTAAACCTAAAGGAAAGGTTTTTGATACAATAGTAGCAACTCGTTTACTTTACCCTGATGTAAAGGAGCGAGATTTTAAAAGAAAAGACTTCCCTACTAATTGTATAGGACGACACAGCTTGAAAGCGTGGGGGTATAGGGTGGGTAACTACAAGGAAGTCTTTGATACTGACTGGAAAGAATACAGTCCTGCGATGTTGGACTATTGCGTTCAAGATGTTGAAGTAACGGATAGTCTATACAAAGCTATGGAACGTAAAGGTTATTCTTGTCAAGCGATGGAGTTAGAGCACGAAGTAGCAACTTTAATTTTTAAACAAGAGCGTTATGGCTTTATGTTTAATACAGATGAAGGAGTTAAATTGTATTCTAAATTAAATGCTAGACGTTTAGAGTTGGAAGAGCAATTACAAAAATTGTTTCCACCTAAGTTAGAACGTACACCATTTATTCCTAAAGTTAATAATAAAGCTAGAGGATATATTAAAGGTGAAACTTTTTATAAAGAAAAGACTGTTACTTTTAATCCTAGTTCAAGACATCACATAGCAGATAGATTAATTGAGAGACACAACTGGAAACCTGAAGAATATACTAATGATGGTAAACCAAAATTAGATGAAACAGTTTTAGCTAGTCTTCCATATCCTGAAGCAAAAGTTTTATGTGAACACTTTTTATTAGATAAAAGGATAGGACAATTAGCAACTGGTGCTCAGGCTTGGTTAAAGAATGAAGTTAGTGGTAGAATACACGGCACTTGTAATACTAATTCAACAGTAACAGCTCGTGCTAGTCATACAAACCCTAATTTAGGACAAGTTCCAAGTGTTACAGTTCCTTATGGAAAAGAATGTAGAAGTTTATTTACTGTTCCTAAAGGAAAAAAATTAGTTGGTATAGATATATCAGGATTAGAAGTTAGATTGTTAGCTCACTTTATGTCTAAGTTTGATGAAGGAGAATATTCTAAAGTAGTTTTAAATGGTGATATACATACAGAAACAAAAGAATTAGCAGGGTTAGATTCAAGAGACCTTGCAAAAAGATTTTACTACTGCTTCCTTTATGGTGGTGGTGTAAAAAAGATTGCCTTAGTAACAGGTAAAAGTACAAAAGAAGCTAAGAAGATAAGAGAAAGATTTTTAAATAATCTTCCTGCTTTGAGTAAGTTATTAAAGCAAGTACAACAAGCGGCTGAAAGAGGATATTTAATAGGTCTTGATAAAAGACAGATTAAAATTCGTTCAGTTCACGCCGCACTCAATTCACTTTTACAAAGTGCAGGAGCTATTGTTTGTAAACAATGGTTAGTTGAGTTTAATAAAGCTGTTAAAGAATATTCTGATGTTCAACAGGTTGTTTGGGTTCACGATGAAATCCAAGTGGAGTGTCCTGAAGAAACAGCAGAAGAGATAGGAAAGTTAGCTGTAGAATCTATCAAACGCACTGGCAAACATTTCAATTTAAGATTACCTTTAACTGGTGAATATAAAATCGGAAATAATTGGAGTGAAACACATTAATATGGCATTAAATACAAGTGTAAAAGCAAAGTCAGATTTTGATTTTGATTTAAAGTTTGGGAGAAAAAGAGAAAACAGACTTCATAAACTCTTAGGAATGAGAGCTGAAGATAAAGTTGAAGTGAAGACAGAAAGAGATTGGTGGCAGAAGACAGGTAATATTGCAATAGAGGTTGAGTGTAATGGTAAGCCTTCAGGTATTACTTCCACTAAAGCTGAGTATTGGATTCAGTCCTTAGCAAATGGTGATAAAGATTATTGTCATTTAATCTTTTCTACAAAAACAATGAAGCGTCTTGCAAAAAAGTATGTCAAAAATACTAAGAGCGTGGGAGATGGTAATAGAAGTAGAGTAGTATTGATTCCACTATCCGAAATATTTGACAGAAAAAATTTAACGTAAAATGAGGAAAACAAAAATGAAAAAAAAGGTGTTATTAATAGACGGAGATATATTAGCATATAAGATAGCTACTGCTAATGAAGTAGATACTCATTGGGGTAATGGCTTTTGGACATTACATTGTGATGAGATTCAATGTAAGCACGAAGTTGATTCTAAGATAGATGACTTAGGACAAAGCCTAGAAGCTGACGATTATATTGTAGCTTTAACTGATAAGAATAATTTTCGTAAAGATGTTCTTCCAAGTTATAAAGATAATCGTAAACAAAGACGTAAGCCTATGGTTTTAAATGCTTTGCGTGATTACATTATGGAAAAACATAATGGAGTTATGTGGAAGAACCTAGAAGCTGACGATGTTATGGGTATTCTAGCGACTGAACCTTGTCCTACTGAGGACAGGATTATTGTTTCTATTGATAAAGATATGAGACAGATACCTGCTAAAGTAAGTAGAGATGGTGAGACAGTTGAGGAAATACCACAAAGATTAGCTGATTATTGGTTTATGATACAGACATTGGCGGGTGATAGTACAGATGGTTATACTGGACTTCCAAATGTGGGGGTAAAAACTGCTGAGAAAATGATTAAGCAGTACACTAATGTTCCCCTTTTAGACCTATGGAAGATAGTGGTAGGTGCTTACAAAGCTAAAGGTTACTCTAAGAAAGAGGCTTTACAACAAGCTAGAGTTGCACATATTCTTAGACACAAAGAATATAATAAGAAGACTGGGAAGGTGAAACTATGGCAGATAAAGTAAAAGAACCACCTCACTATTTTAGATTTAAGATAGAACCTATTACCTTTATTATGCAGAATGAAATTCCGTATGCTGAAGGTAATGCTATTAAATATTTATGTCGTTGGCGTTTTAAACATAAAACTAAAGAGGCACAAATAGAAGACTTAAAGAAAGCAAAACAGTACATTGATTTAATACTAGAACACGAAGAGAATAAATCAGATGACACAGTGAAACTTAAACTTGGTAAAGAATCTTGGGTAGAAGGATATAGAAAGTGGAAAAAAGGTAAGCCGTGATAAAGCACAATCATATAATTATCAAAGCACAAATTAATAAACCACCTAAAGATATTCGTTTTATTAGAAAATGGATAAAGAAATTAATTAATGCAATAGGTATGAAAAGATTAGGACAACCTAATGCACATTATGTTAATGACAAAGGGAATAGAGGACTAACTTGTCTTGCTGTTCTTAGTACATCACACATCGCTTTACATACTTGGGACGAAGTGTCCCCTGCATTATTACAATTAGATGTTTATTCGTGTAGTGATTTAGATAAAAAAATTGTGTTCAAACACATAGAACAGTTTGAACCGAAGGAGATAGATTATGTTACGATTGACAGGGATAAAGCTCTTTATATTAATAATCCTTCTTAATGGCTGTAGCCAATTTGCTATAGTAACAAGCGGGTCAAGTTTAGCAATAAGTAATAATGTTTATGCTAAAGCCTATAGTGGTGTAGATTTAATGACAACACTTACTACTGAAAAAGATATTAAAACTCACGCATATTATTATGCAACTAAAGTAAAAAAGGAATTAGAATGGGAAGAATTGGAAAAAAATTAAAAGGTAAAAACCTTAATATGTTTGGTAATCCGATACATCAACCTACTAAAGAATATAAAGAAGGTTGGAATAGAATCTTTGGAAAAAAAGAACAAGATGAATTAAAAGAATCTTACGAACAATCACTAAGAAATAAAAAAGAAAGAACTGAATCAGAGAAATCACAGGAAGAATTAGAACCTATTGATAAAGAAACAGAAAAGTTTTTTGATGATATAGCAAACAACACACCTAATGATAAACAATTTAATGAAGATGAATTTAACGGAGCATAAATGGATTACGAGAAAGATAACTTACTAACAGATTTTGGGAAGACTACATTAAAAGATAGATATTTATTACCTGACGAACAGTCTCCTCAAGATGCTTTTATGAGAGCGGCGAAAGCCTTTTCTGATAATGATGAAATGGCTGAAAGAATATATGAATATGTATCTAATCTTTGGTGTATGTTTTCTACTCCTATATTAAGTAATGCAGGAACTAAAAGAGGTATGCCTATCTCTTGTTTTTTAAATTACGTTGGAGATAGTAGAGGTGAACTTGCAGAACACTACACAGAAAATGCTTGGTTAGCTTCTGTTGGTGGTGGTATTGCAGGATATTGGGGAGATGTTAGGTCTGATGGAACTTTAACTTCAGGTGGAAGTCAAAGCTCAGGTGTCATTCCTTTTATGCACGTTGTAGATTCTGAGATACTTGCTTTCTCACAAGGTAAAACAAGAAGAGGAAGTTATGCTTCTTATATGGATATATCTCACCCTGAAATATTAGAATTTTTAGATATAAGAAAACCTAGTGGTGGAGACATACATAGAAAATGTTTAAACTTACATCACGGAGTAAACATTCCTAATAAGTTTATGGAACTTATAGATAATTGTATTAAAGAACCTACTTATGATGACAGTTGGGATTTAATAGACCCACATACAAAAGAAAAAGTAAGAACAATATCAGCACGAGATTTGTGGCAAAAAATTTTAGAGAATCGTGTTGCTACTGGTGAGCCTTATGTTTGTTTTAGTGATACTATAAATGAAGGACTTCCACAACCACAAAAAGATTTAGGATTAACAGTACATCATTCTAATCTTTGTACTGAAATTACCCTACCTACTAATGAAACACGAACAGCCGTTTGTTGTTTATCTTCCCTTAACTTAGAAAAATATGAAGAATGGAAAAAAGATAGTTTATTCATTCCTGATATGATTCGTTTTTTAGATAACGTATTACAATACTTTATTGACTATGCACCTGATGAATTGTTTAAAGCTAGATTTAGTGCTAACAATGAAAGAAGTATTGGTCTAGGTACTATGGGTTTTCACGCTTATTTACAATCACAAAACATTCCGTTTGAATCTGCTTTAGCCAAAGCAAAAAATCTCCAAATATTTAAAAAGATTAAAGAACAAGCTGTAGCTGAATCAAAAAGATTAGCAATTAAAAGAGGTGAAGCTCCTGATATGGAAGGCACTGGTATGAGAAACTCACACTTGTTAGCTATCGCACCTAATGCTTCTTCATCAATTATTTGTGGTACTACTTCACCATCAATAGAACCTTATAGAGCTAATGCTTATGTTCAAAAAACTATGTCAGGTTCTTTTTTAGTTAAGAATAAATATTTAGAAAAGATTTTAGAAAAGAAAGGCATTAATACTGAAGAAGTATGGTCAAGTATTGTATCTAATAGAGGTTCAATATTACATTTAAAAGAATTAACTGATTATGAAAAAGATGTTTTTAAAACAGCTATAGAAATTAATCAACAATGGATTATAGAACACGCCGCAGATAGACAAAAGTTTATTTGTCAGGCACAAAGTGTTAATGTATTTGTTCCTGCTGATGTAGATATAAAAGAACTACACGATATACATATGTTAGCTTGGAAAAGAAAATTAAAAACTTTATACTACTGTCGTTCTGAAGCAATTAAAAGAGCGGAATTGGTATCTAAAAAAATAGAAAGAACAATCATACCTGAAGCTGATTGTTTAGCGTGTGAGGGATAATGGAAGAGAAGAAACCTGATGTTATACAAGTAGAGTATAATGATAAAAAGAAAGTAATATATGTTAATAAGGATAAACAAACTGTATTGTGGACTGTATATCATACAATATTAGCATTAGAATTATTAGCAATTATTATTATAGAAGGGATTGAATTATTAAGATGAGTTTATTTAAAGATAGATTATATTATAAACCATTTGATTATGAATGGGCGTTTGAATCATACGATACTATGCAAAAGATGCACTGGCTTCCTAGTGAAGTTCCATTACACGAAGATATAAGAGACTGGAATGAAAGACTTACTAAAGAAGAGAAGAATTTAATTAATCAAATATTAAAATTCTTTACTCAAGGTGATGTAGATATAGCTAAAGCATATTTAGATAATTACATTCCTAAGTTTAAACCACCTGAAGTTAGAATGATGTTGTCTGCTTTTGCTACAGCAGAAGCTAATCACGCTCACGCTTATGCTTTACTTAATGATACTATAGGTGAACCTGAATTGTTAGACTTTAAAGCATTTCAAGAATACAAAGAGATGGCAGATAAACACGAATATTTATTTACAGATAAAGGAAAAGGTATTCAAGGTTTAGCTAGAGAGATAGCTTGTTTTTCTGCATTTGGAGAAGGACTACAACTGTTCGCTTCATTTGTTATGCTACTTAACTTTCAAAGATATGGTAGAATGAAAGGTATGTGTCAAATAGTTACTTGGTCTATTAGAGATGAAACACATCACGTTGAAAGTATGATTAAATTATTTAAAACATTGGTAAAAGAAAACCCGAATATTTGGACAGAAAAATTTAAAGCAAGTATCTATCAAACAGCTAGAGATATGGTAGATTTAGAAGATAAATTTATAGACTTGGCTTTTAGTATGGGTGGTATAAGAGGACTAAGTGCTGATGAAGTTAAAAAATATATAAGATATATAGCGGATAGAAGATTACTACAGCTATCATTAAAACCTAATTATGGTGTTAAAGATAACCCTTTGGGTTGGTTAGATTGGGTATTAAATGGTGTAGAACACGCTAATTTCTTTGAGAATAGAGCAACAGAATACAATAAAGGAACTATCACGGGTAAACTTTGGAACTAAAGTGCCCGTTTTAGAAGAATTATATGGCAAAAAACAACGAAGAAGATTTAGTTTTACCTATTAAATCAGAAGATTTGGTAAAACTTTTGAATAACGTATACCCTGAGAAATCACCTAATTTAAAAGACGATACTAAGACTATCTATTTTAAAGCAGGTCAAAGGGACGTAGTGCGATTCATAAACACACTTAAAGAGAGGACTAAATAACTATGTGTATGTCATCAAGAGCACCCGCTCAAGCTCCAATTCAAAGAGCACCTGTTCAGGTTGCTTCAAGAATGGAAGAAGTAGAGGAGAAGCCGATAGAGTTAATAACAGCAGATAAAGATGTTAAGAAGAAAAAGAAATTAGCTTCTAAAACTGGAACAACAGCTTTACAAACTGGTGTGAACACTGCAACAGATGCTTCAAGTTCAGGCGTAACTTATACTTCATAAGGAATATAAATGGCAACTAAAAAGAGCAACGAAACAATGCTACAGGTAAACCCTACAGCAAAAGAACGATATTTAAAATTAAAAGATAAAAGAGAAATGTTTGTTGATAGAGCTCAAGAGTGTAGTGAACTTACAATATCTTCTTTAATCCCAACAGACGGACACAATCATTCCGCAAAAATATACAATCCCTTCCAATCGGTAGGAGCTAGAGGCGTAAACAATTTAGCCTCTAAGTTACTTCTTTTATTACTCCCACCAAATTCCCCATTTTTTAGACTATCCGTTAGCGGAAAAACAAAAGAAGAACTTGATAAAAATAAAGAATTAAATTCAGAAATAGAAAAATCTTTAGCAAGAATTGAAAGAGAAGTTTCTAAAAAGATTGAAGAGTTAGCTTTAAGAGTTAGTGTATTTGAAGCTCTTAAACATTTAATAGTATCAGGAAATGTATTAACTTATCTTCCTAAAAAAGGAACGATGAGAGTATTTCCTATTACTCATTATGTATGTAATAGAGATGCGTCAGGAAACATATTAGAAATAGTTATTAAAGAAAGTATTAGTCCTTTAAGTTTAGATTCAGAAGTTAGAAATATGGTAGTACAAGATGCTGACTATAAAAAAGATGAAGACGTAGAATTGTATACACATATCTATAAATTAGCAGATGGAAAATTTTATATATGTCAAGAAGTTAATGGAATTAAACTTCCTGATTCAGTAGGTACATACCCTGAAGACCAACTTCCTTATTCAGCTTTAAGAATGGTTAGAATTGATGGTGAAGATTACGGAAGAGGTTATGTAGAAGAATTTTTAGGAGACCTTAAATCATTAGAAGGATTGTCTCAAGCACTTGTTGAAAGTGCGGCGGCTTCTTCTAAAGTAGTATTTATGGTAAGACCTAATTCTGTAACTAAGAAAAGAGATTTAGCTTTAACTAGAAATGGTGATATTATTACTGGTTCAGAAGAAGATGTATCTGTGTTACAAGCACAAAAACAATATGATTTACAAGTAGTAGAAAGAAGTATTCAAAAATTAGAAGAAAGAATGTCTTATGCTTTCTTATTACATACAGCAATTCAAAGAGATGCTGAAAGAGTTACTGCTCAAGAAATTAGATATATGGCTGAGCAATTAGAAACAGCTATGGGTGGAGTATACTCATTATTATCACAAGAGTTTCAACTTCCATTAGTTAAAATACTAATGAAACGTATGCAAGAAGCAAAAGAAATTCCTGCATTACCTAAAAATTCAGTTAAACCTACAATTATTACAGGTATTGAAGCATTAGGTAGAGGAAATGATTTACAGAAATTAAGAGAATTTGTGGCTGAGATAGTTAATCTAGCTCAGGTTAATCCACAAGTAGTTCAATCATTAAATGAATCTGATTTAATTAAACGTATCGCTACAAGTTTAGGAATAGAGATGGAAGGTTTAATTAAAACTCAAGAACAATTAGCGGCTGAACAAGAAGCACAGCAACAGCAAATGCAACAACAACAAATGATGCAGATGGCTGAGAAAGCTGTAGCTCCTGTGGCAAGTAATATGACTAAGCCACAACCACAATAATAAAAGGAAAATAAAATGGTAGAACAAGTAGAAGTTAAACAAGCTGAAACTACTGCTGAGAAACCAGTGGAAGAGAATAAGCCTACACAAAGTAAGCCTGAAGGTTTGCCTGAAAAATTCAACTCAGTTGAAGAATTAGTCAAATCATATTCAGAGTTAGAGAAAAAACTTGGTGAGCAATCTCAACCTACTAAGGAATCAGTAGACCCAGTTTCAAAGACAGAAGTAAAAGAAGAAACAAAAGAAGAACAACCTAAATCTGATTTAGATATTGCTACAAAAGCAGTAGATAGTGCAGGTTTAAATATGGATTCTCTAGCAGAAGAATATGCTAAAGATGGTAAACTTGCTGATAAGTCTTATCAATCATTAGAAAAAGCAGGAATACCAAAAGAGTATGTGGACAGATTTATTGCAGGACAACAAGCAATAGCTGACCAACAATCAGCGTCAGTTAAAAATATGGTTGGTGGAACTGAATCATATGATGCTATGTCTGAATGGGCTAGTAATAATTTATCTGAAACTGAAAAACAGGCTTATAATACAGCAGTAAACAGCAAAGATTTAGAAGCTGTTAAGTTAGCTGTAGTAGGTCTTAAAGCAAGATATGCACAAGCTACAGGAAGTGAACCTAAATTAGTAGAAGGTAAAGCATCTCCTAGTGGTGAACAAGGTTTTGATTCTTGGGCTCAAGTAACACAAGCTATGTCTGACCCTAGATATTCTAAAGACCCTGCTTATCAAGCTGAAGTTAAAAATAAACTAGCTAATAGTAAGATATAATATGAAAAAGAAAAAAAAGAAAAAAGATAAAAAGAAGAAAAAAAATAAGAAAAAGAAAAAATAATTATGTGTATAGGTAGTAAAAGTAGTCAAACAATGATTAAAGCAAAACCAACCGCTAAAAAAACAAAGAAAAGAAATGTTGGCACTGTAAGCGAAACTACTACCTCATCACCTGATAAGAAAATTGCTAAATTAAATAATACTTCAGGAATGAGTAATTATGATACAGGTAGCAATCTTAATATAACATAGTTGTGCAACCTTTATAGGTGGCAACTGCCAAGTAAATAAGTATATTATCTTTACCTTCCTGCGGGAAGACAATTTAGTATAAGAAGCTGAAAGTACAAGGCTTTTATTAACAACAATAACCATAAATTCAAAGGAGAATAATTATGGCAAACGCAACACCAGTTTCCGTTGGTCTAGTAAACAAAGCGGGAACAGAAGATGCACTGTTTCTAAAAGTTTTTGCAGGAGAAGTTCTTACTTCTTTTGACAGAGCTTCTAAGACAACAGGGCAAGAGATGGTTCGTTCTATCTCTAGTGGGAAGTCAGCAACATTTCCAGTAATGGGAAGAATTGATGCGGCTTATCATACAGCAGGAGCAGAAATTACTGGTTCTGATGTAAACCACAACGAAAAGGTTATTACAATTAATGACCTTTTAATATCTTCAGTGTTTTTATCAAACATTGAGGAAGCAAAAAATCACTGGGACGTAAGAAGTGCATACTCTGCTGAAATCGGTAGAGCTTTAGCTTTCGTTAAAGACAAGCACGTTTTACAAACTATTGGTTTAGCGTCACAAGCGGCGGCAAACGTATCTGATACAGGATATGGTGCAGGTTCAACTGTGACAAATACCGACATCGCTAATGCGACTGCGGCTACAAGTGCTAATGGGTTTATCACAGCATTATTTGACTGTGCTAAAAACTTAGATAACAACTACGTTCCTTCAGAAGGTAGAAAATGTTTCTTAGACCCTGAAATGTACTACAAGTTAGCTAATGCAACTAATGCTATTAACGTAGACTTTAGTGGTAAAGGCTCAATCGCAGAAGGTAAAGTAACAAAAATAGCAGGTATTGAATTAGTACCTATGGCTCATTTTGTGAAAGATGATGTAGGAACTTCAGACGTTGATGCAGGACAAACAGCTACAGGTGGTACACCTCAATCTGTGAACCTGACAAACTATGAAGGTCTTGTATCTCACCCTTCAGCAGTTGGTACTGTTAAACTTATGGACTTGGCTGTTGAGTCAGAATATGACATCAGAAGACAAGGTACATTAATGGTCGCTAAATATGCTATGGGACACGGCGTCCTTAGACCTGAAGCGGCTGTAGGAATTAAAGAAGCGTAATAGTTTCTTTATTACACCAATAGATTAGGGGGATTAACGTCCCCCTTTTCTACTTATAATAACTTCAAGATATGCCTAGTGGGTATCTTGATTAACTCGCCTAAGAAAGGGGGAAATATGACACTAGACTTAACACCATTCCGAGCTTTTTCGGTAGGTTTTGATGACCTATTTGATGAGCTTAGAAGTTTTAAGACAGTTGGTTATCCGCCATATAACATTGAAAGAATGTCAGATGGTTTGTATAACATTTCAATGGCTGTTGCAGGGTTTTCAAAAGATGACCTTACAATTTCTGTCAAAGAAAATGTCTTAAAAGTAAAAGGAAAGAAAGAAAGTAAAGAGAAAGATTATCTTTACAAAGGTATTGGTGAAAGGTCTTTTGAACAATCATTTAAACTTGCGGAATTTACGGAAGTAAAAGAAGTTAAGTTAGAAGATGGTGTTCTAAACATTTCTTTGATTCAGAATTTACCTGAAGATAAGAAAGAAAAGACAATCAAAATATCTTAATAACAAAGTCTAGGGGGGAGAAATCCCCTCTAGTTAATTTTAATAGAAGGATATAAATATAATATGATAAATAAAATAACAGAAATTATGTTAGAAGCAAAACACTTTTGGAGTGAACATAAAAAAGTAAGTATTGCTTTTGCAATAATTTTATTAATAGCAATAATAATATAATATAATGGCAACACAAATTACACCTACTACTGAATTACAAGCAGTTAATCAAATGTTGAGTGTTATAGGAGAAGCTCCTGTAAACTCAATTACAGGGACAGTAACTACCGATGTATCTGTCGCTAAAAACATTTTAGATGAAACTTCAATGTCAGTTCAATCAATGGGGTGGAATTTTAATACCCATTATGCTTATACACTCGCAAGAGATACAGACAATAAAGTACCTTTACCATCTAACTGCGTACAAGCCGATGCTTCTGCACAATACCGAGATAGAAATTTAGTTATTCGTAATGGTTTTCTATATGATATGGACGACCATACCGATGTGTTTGGAACATCAACAACCCTACCTACAGTGGACTTAGTCTTAGTCCAACAATTTGAACAACTCCCTGAATATGCAAGGCAATATATAGCAACAAAAGCCGCTAGACGTTTTGCTTCAAGATTTATTGGAGATAAAGGAATTACTGAATTGGCAGGAAATGATGAGCAAGAAGCACTAGCCGCTTTTAGACAAGCGGATAGCAGAAGTGCTGATGCTAATATGTTAGAAGGTGATATGAATACTTATTCAATCATAAACAGGACTACTAGAAGGACTTACTAATGGGACAAGTGATTTCACAATCCGTACCAAATTTTCTAAATGGTATGTCTCAACAAACCCCTTCACAACGTGGTATTAATCAAGGTCAAGACCAAGTTAATTGTCAAAACAACATTGTAGATGGGTTATCAAAGAGACCACCTTTAGAATATGTAGCTACACTAGATTCTACAAATGTATTTCCTAATACTGCTAAGATATGGAGTATACAAAGAGATGCGTCAAATAGATATTTATGTGCGTTCTATGACAATGGAGTTAAAGTTTATGATTTAGCAGGTAATGAAAAAACTGTAAGTTATCCTGATGGTGATACTTACCTTAATTCTACAAATCCTAAAAATGATTTTCGTATGGTTAATATTGCGGATTATACTTTTGTAGTTAATAAGTCAATTACACCTGCGGCTGACAGTACAACAACTGCGGCAAAAGTAGAGGAATTTCACGTCTACTGTAAATCAACTAATTATGGTAGAGAATATAAAGTAGCATTAAAACACGAAGATTGGGCTTATGAAATAGAATGTATATTTCAAATTCCCACAGGAAATGATGCGTCTACAGATAGTAAATATAGAGATACAAATAAAGTAACAGATATATTAATGAAAGGACAATCTAGTTCTCATTATAATTCTAGTGCAAATGGTATTGATTTTAAAACAATTAGAACAGATACAGGAGCAACATTATCTACAAATGGATTATCAAACTTTTCTGATATAAATACTTATTTTGATTTTGAACAATTTGATTCTGTTATTTATGGAAAAATTATTAACCAAGCTAAAACTTATACAATAAGTACGGCTGATGGTTCAGGTAATACAGCGATGTATGCAATTAAAGATACAATACAAGATTTTACAAAATTACCTTACTATGGAAAAACAGGAACTATTGTTAAAGTAACAGGTGATGAAGGAGATACTCTTTCTGATTACTATGTTAAATTTGATGGTATGGGTGTGTGGACAGAAACTATTGCACCTGCAACAAGTGTCGGTTTAGATGATACTACAATGCCTCACGCATTAATTAATAATAATGATGGTACATTTACATTTAAAAAATTAGATTGGACAGATAGAGTTTGTGGTGATGCTACAGACACTAATCCTAATCCTTCATTTGTAGGAAAAACAATACAGAATTTAACATATTATAAAAATAGATTAGGACTGTTATCAGGAGAGAATTTAATTTTAACTGAAAATGCTAGTTACTTTAATTTCTTTGCTACAACAGTTACACAAGTTTTAGATACTGACCCTATTGATATAGCGGCTTCAGGAACACAAGTTAATACATTGAAACACTCAGTAGGATTTAATGAAACATTATTATTATTCTCTGATACAGCTCAATATAAACTTGACCACGCAGGAGATACTATAAGTCCAACTACTGCTATCTTAAATGAAGTGTCAAGTTTTGAACACGATGATTCAGTAACACCGATTGCGGCGGGTAAGTTTGCTTACTTTGCTCAAGCTAGAACAAACAATACAGCAATAAGAGAATATTATGCTGATGATGATACATTAACAAATGATGGTTTAGATATTTCAGTTTCAGTACAAAGTCTAATACCTTCTAATGCTTATCAAATTGTAAGTAATACTGTTGAAGATTGTATGGCAATTCTATGTGATGACACAGCAGACACACAAGTTGCACCTTATACTATAGGTACAGATATAGCACCAACTAATGCTGATACTATGTATATTTATAAATATTTCTTTGATGGTGGAGAAAAAGTACAAACAGCTTGGTCTAAATGGGAATTTAGTGGTGTTAAAATATTAGGTGGTATGTCTGTAGAAAGTAATATTTATTTATTTACTGTTGAAGGACAAGATACAAAATTATTTAAAATAGATTTAAGAAATTTAAAAGATGAAACATTAGGACACGGAATATACCTTGATAAAAGAACTTCAGTTACAGGTTCATATTCTAGTACAACAGGTTTAACAACTGTAACTTCTCCGTATGGAGCTAAAACAGGTTTAAAAGCTGTAGATAAAACTGATGGAGCAGATTATACTTTAACATTTGTTAGTGGTTCTAATTATACTTTAGAAGGAAATCATACAGATTTATGGATAGGTGTACCTTTTGAATCTAAGTATACATTATCAACACAATACGTTAGAGAAAATACTGGTAGAGGGCTTTTAGCTGTAACTACAGGTCGTTACCAAATTAGAAATATAGCATTAACTTATGAAAATTCAGGTTTCTTCACAGCAGAAGTAACACCTGAGAATAGAAGTAAATCTACAACTGTAATGAACGGATATGTTCTAGGGACATCAGGTAGTACCATTGGGTCTGCCGCATTGTCTTCAGGAACTATTAAAGTACCAATACAATGTAGAAATACCGATTTTACTTTTGACATTATCTCTAGTTCACACTTACCTATGTATATAGCAAGTGCTGAAGTAGAAGGTTTATACCATAACAGAGCAACAAGGATATAATGGAAAAAGAAAACTATGTACGTCCCGCAGTATTAGCTGACGTATTACAATTAGCACCTAAAATGCGTAAAGCAGATAGGGAAGAAGTAAGAGCATCAAATGGAGTTTCTCCGTTAGAGGCTTTAGTTACTCCGTTTACTTATGACGGAAGTAGAAATTATACAATCATTGGCACAGCCAGTGAAGGAGTAATAGGTATGTTTGGGGTTGCTCCAACAAAAGACCCTGAATATGGTGTAGCTTGGTTATTATCAAGTGAAGACTTATTTAAACATACAAAACAATTTATTAAGGAATGTCCTTACTGGGTTTCTAAAATGGGTCAAGGATATACTTATATATACAACTGGGTTGATAGAAGAAATTGGAAGTCATTAAAATGGCTACAGTTTCTAGGCTTTGAACCTAAAGAAGAAATTAAAGAATACGGGGTAGGAAAATTACCCTTCTTATTAATGATAAAGGAGACAAATAAAGAATAATGTGTGGAGCTAATGCTATGATGGTCGCTTCGGCGGCACTACAAGTAGGTACAGCAGTCTTAGATTATCAAGATAAGAAAAATGCGGCTAAAATGAAAAGAGCCGATAATCAAGTTGCTATGGGTCATTATAATGAAGCCTACTTATATGATTTACAGAAAATTGATAATGAAGCAGGTAATGCTCATAGAGAAAAAGCATTAGAAGAATTTAAAATTAAACAAGAAAAAAATAAAAATATGGCTATGGCTCTCAATGCAGGATTTGGAAATCCATTTAGAGTAGTACAAGATATTTCAGGTGCGGCAGATTTAGATTATAACTACATTGGTTTTCAATATAATAAAGATATGGTTACATTACAAAACCAAGAGAATGAAGCATATGCTAATTTGGTTAAAGGATATAGTAGTCTTACTTCTCCTACTGAACCTAGTCTAATAGGAACAGGATTACAAATTGCTAGTGCAGGAGTAAACTATAGAACTGAAGATTTAAAACGACAAGGTAAATGGAATACATAATATGGCATATAAATCACAAGTAACTAATAAGTATATGGGCTCAGGATTCAAAGGAGCTCCTAAAAGCAACACAACTACAGAATTAACTCAGATTGTTAAAGCTCTTAAAGAAGACTTTAATCCTGCTTTTAAGAACTATGTTGATACTTATATAGATAAAAAACAAGATGATGCCGCTATAAAAGTACAAGGTCTTTATGCGTCAGGTATGACTGCTGATGCAATATCTAAAGAAATACTTGATGGTAAACACCCTGATTTAGAAGGTAAATATGTTAAAGCAGTTGTTGATGGATATGCAGGAACATTTGAAGCAGGTGAAGTTATTAAAAAGATTAATGAAGCTAAAGCGGCGGGAGATTACAGCATAGAAGATGGTATAAGTATTGAAACATTTTGGAAAGGACATCTTCCTAAATTTACAGATAAAAGTTCAGCGTGGACTACAGGTTTTGCTACTATATTTAATAAATATAGAGCTACAGAATTACAAGAAGATGCTAAATTAAGAGGAGCATTTAGAGAAAGTAAAAAAGTAGAAGGTATACACGGAGTTATAGATGCACATATTATTACAGAAAATGCGGCAAAAAAGAAAGTTAATGGTTCAGATTTATGGGCTATTGTCAATTCCTATATCGGAAAACTTCCTAAAGTAGATGGATATAAAGAAAATGTTTTTATAAGTAAAGAAACAGCTAATAATGCTATGTATGAATATGCTTATAAATTATGGCGTGATGCTGAGACTCAAGAAGAATTAGAAATTGCTAAATCTATTCTCTATGATAAAAGAGTGGATATAAAAGGAAATACATTAGATTCATTATTTAAAATTGGTAAAAAAGAAGTTGTTGATTTAGTAGGTAGTATTGAAACTAAAATGATAACCTTAGAAAATCAAAGAGTTCAAGAAGAAGAAAGAGAATGGGTACTAGAACGAAGAAGTGGTTTAGTTGAATTATTTTCATTAGAAAATGGTTCTGAAGAATTTAAAAAGAAAAGAGATGCCTTAGTTGCACTACACCCTGACTTACAAGATGACATACAAACTATTATAAAATACAACGCTATGGCATCAGAAGATTCAGGTAAAATTGCAGATATTACAAATAATGCAATCAATGGAGAATATAATTATAAAGAAGCAGATTTAAAAGAAGCATTAAATGATGCTAATGCTACATCTGAGACAAGAATATCTATATATAAATCAGTTAAAGAAGCTGAAAGATATGAAATGAATGGTTGGCAAAGTCCTTATAATGATACTAGAGTAAATAACTTGGTTTCTTCTATTGCTGATGTCTTACAGAAGAAAATGCCAGTAATGGCTAAATATGATTCAGGTAAGGGTGCACAGATTCTTTCAGATTTAGTAGAATTTGATGTTAGAAGAGAATATATAGCGTGGTTAAAAAATAATAAAAGACCTGATGCTAACTCTACACCTGCTGACCACGATAAGTGGGAAATAGCCAAACAAGAATTTATAGAAAAAACATATAATGATAAAATAAAATTATATGATAATAAGGATTGGAAAGAGACTTTAAAAAACATTATTATGTTAGATAGTGAAAATGATGACTTTGATTTAGATGATGTTCCAACAGAATATTATGATGAAATTGTTAAATCTACTATTAAAGAATGGAACGTAAAAGACTCTGAAGGTAAAACAGGTTTTGCAAAATTAATAGAAACAGCAGATAGAGATTTAATGCCTCTTGTGGAATTAATCCAAAAAGATGATAGATTTAAGAAATTAATAAGTAGCTCAGGATTTCAAGCATTTTTAAAACTTGATAAAACAGGAGCATCAGCAGAAAGAATAGCTCAAAAGATATTACAAGATGCAGGTATAGTCGGAAAAGATTATACAGAAGCACTTATACAAGCGGCAGATACAATTAATAGTTTTGTCGGTGAAGGAGTTATATTACCTGAAATTCAAAAAGATGATTTTTGGAGTTTTAAAGTAGATGAAAAACAGGAAAGTATTGATGCTAGAAAGAAGATATTTAAAGATACTTTAACTTCAATTATAGGAAGAGATGCAACTCAAGGATTGTTAGTTCAATTACAAAAATATCAACCTGAAATTATAACTACTTTAGCTCAAGCATTTAATTTATCCACAGAAGACTTTGGAAACTTAATTAACAAAGAAGGATATTTACAATAATGGGATTAATAAAAGAACCTAATTATAATGTCACAGGTATTGTTGTACCAAAAGATACAACTGCATTTGATACTTCTATAGATGACCCATTTAATTATGATTTTGCTATAAGACGAGCTGAAGAAGAAAAAAGAAAGTATGATGCGATGAAAAGAGCTGAAAGAAAAAAGATGGCTCTTGATAAATTAATGTCTGATGAGTTTAGTGAAACACTTAGAAGATTTTACACAGCGAATCAGACTAG